CCATTAAGAAGAATAGACTTTGATTTCTTATTGATTACAGTTTCAAAAATACCCTTCTGAGAGTAAAGAGAGTTTGCTTCCCATGGAGAGATGTAAACGTTCGGAAGAGACAAGTTAGAACGAGCTGGGTCAATACCATTGTTTATGTTCCACCTTCCGTTTATAATAGAATCCCTGATTCCTCTAGGAGACTGAGCTTTCTTCCTGATTTCTTCAGCGGTCATAGGTGTTTTTGACTGCAAGCAGTCCATGATGACACCAATGTTCTGGTTCGCTCTTTTAGTGATAGAATCCAGAGTTTCAATTTCCTTAATTCCACACTTTTTGGCAAGCTCTTTTGTATCTGCTTCTGTAGCGTCCGCCACAAGTTTCTGAGCTGCTTCCAAGTCAGACAGCTTCATTCCCTTAAAATTGTGAGAATCTGTAATAGCAACTTTACCATTTTGGTAATGCTTTACCGACATATTTGAGCTGTTAATTATTTTCCTTAATTCCTTGAAATCAACCGTAATTTTACCCTTCCTTGCTAGTTTTATAATATACCCGAACTAAGTATAAATCAAGTACAGCAGTACTAACTTAAAGGTCAATGATTAAACTCATTAGTTTCAACATTAGGAGCTTGATTCAGCTTAATGCCCTTAATCTTGTCTGGTGAAAGTATATTGCTGTATACCTCAAGCTCCGTTGCTTCAGCTCCACGTGCTTTCCTTTTCTCATACAGTCTTTCAAGTGTAACTGCATATAACGGCTTCAACTCTCGTTTCCATGATAGGAGATAATGCACAACATAGCCTAAACAGTCACCCTTATGATCTGGAGCACCCTTACCACCTTTGCTAGGCTGACCTGTCTTAGGGTCTTTCTGCCATGTCATAAGTGTCGTCTCAAGACCCTTACACATAGGACAAATGAAAAGATGTTCTGCTACAAAAAGCTTGTTGCAGGCAAAGTTTCTGTCTCCTACAAGAGGGTTACATGAACGGTATGCTATCTTTATGTTGAATACCCTTAATTCCTTCTTGAACTCAACAAAATGCTCCTTGTATGTCATGTCAGGAATCCATACAATTTCATTGGTAGGGAAGTCATATCTGAATACTTCTGGAGCACGTCTTATGTCAGGAAACTCATAATCCTTTACTGCTATGATTGCACGATTTATTATTGCAAAAGCTATAGCATTGTTACCGAAACAGTTATGTACCAGTATACCGTTAGCATAAAATTCGTGTGCATCTTCTACTTCAATGTCATAAACCTTACTTAATCTTTCTTTTCCAGTCTGGTCTTTTCCAATAACTTTTGTGTTCCTCACAATATTTTGTTGAACTTGCTCCTGTAATGTGTTTTCCACAAACAGCACAAGTTCTTTCAATGCCTTTATAGCATTTTCTCTTTCTATAAAGATTCCATTTCTTTTTACATTCTTCACATCTTTGAGTAGTTCTGACTTTTGCTTCAAACTGTCTGCCACAATCCATGCAAACAACTGTACAAGTGTGTTTTCCCTCTTTCCAAGCGTTTTTAGAAACCTGACTATGTTGCTTTCTGCCTTCTGCTGACATATTATATTCTGACAGTCTTTCTCTTGCAGTTTCAGAAAAGAAACCAGTTTTTTCAGAGAAATGTTCTCCTGTGTGCTCTTTATTAGAAACTTCTTCAAGACTTTCAGGTCTGTTGTCATTGGTTCCGTTTTTATGGTGGATATGATTTCCTTTCCGTATTTTTCCAAAATATTTCTCGTATATATCTCTATGCAGTGCTCTTTTGCTTGAGTAGAAATAGTGTCTGCATTGTATACATCCTTCTGAGCTCCTGTAGTATTTTCTTCCATCAAAAGTAACTTCTTCAACTTCAATAACTGCTGAAGTGCCTTTCTTTCTTCTTTCAATGATTCTGTACTCTGCTCCTTCAGGCAATAAAACTGTTTCGCTTTGCTTAATTCTACTTCTCCTTCTGGTGTAATGGCTACATGATCTGGTGTTCCCACTAAACCGTTGTTAAAATCTTGTACCATTTTAACGCCCTTACAGACTTTACGCAATACCTTTTTATAGCCTTTTCTTGTCAGTACATAATCTCCCTTTTTGATATTCTTTATTTTAATTTTACCTCTGAGTGTGTCTATTAAAACATCTTCCTGTATACAGTTAAAATCCTGCCCGATGTAGATTGTATAGTTATTATCCCTTACATACTCATAAAGGTCACAATCAAGCTTATTCTTCTCTGGATCATAATCAGGGAATACAAGTCCAGAATCAATCGAAACAAAAACCCCGTCCAATAAACAAGCTGTCTCCTTTTCGTTATAGATAGAGTACATAGCCTCTACATAGTCTTTCGGAAGGTATATGTTATCCCTAGTCCTTGCCCGAAGATGTACATATCCTATACCTGACTTCTTAAAGTGCATTATGGTCTGGTATGTACCCTTCAATCCCTGTGAAGATGTAGTAAAGCATATAAACGGTGTTCTGAATCCGTCAACTTGCTGTCGGCAGCGGTCATTTATAGACTTAACTACAGCCATAGCAGTCTGCGTGTCAAGCTCGTCCAGCTCGTCCACATAGCAGCTTACGCATGAAAAACCATAGATGTTTGCTTCATCTTCATCTGGAATTAAAAGCCATTCTACATTACCTACCGTGATAATATTGTGTGCCTTATCATAATTATAGTCAGAATTCGTGTCCTTCAAGTCTTGTTCCAGAAGTCCAGTCAGCGTCTTTTTCATAAATGTAAGGTTCTTTGACGCTATAAGCAATTTTGGAGCATGCCCTTCTAAATCTTTCTTTCCGAGTAATTTTTTTGTTGTATTTAATACAGCATACGCTAATGCTGAAGTCTTTCCGCTTGCGTTCTTCAATAACCAGCTATAAGAAAGAAAAATCTTATATCTGGAAAAACGTATGGAGCTTGTACTAGCTGTGCTTGGTGATTTAACAGCCTAACAGTAGTTGCCATACTACACCTCCTTTGTATTCACTTCGAGTTTATTTTATACAGTTTATTTCTGTATTCCATATATTTTATACAAGCATATCCTTTATTCTTGCTCTTTATTTTCGTCAAGTGCTTTGAGCCTAGCTTTAGTGTCTGCCTTAAGTCTTGCTTCAAAGCTGTCAGTATCGTCAGATGTTCCGAAGTCTGCTCCGAGCTCCGTACTGTTTCCGCCTTCGTTAATTTCCACTGTCTCCATAGCTTCAAAATCTTCACGTTTCATAGCAACGAACGTAACGTTCAATGCGTTACTATCGTCCTTAGTAACGTTAAGGTCTTCAAGCAGAAGCTTATTCTTCATCTCCAGAGCTTTCAAAATCGTTCCAGAAGTGTCTACTGGCTTGTCCGTATTGCAGTAAGAGCCAGCAAGAACTGCGTCCAGTGTCTCCAGTTGCTGAGCAAAAAGATTGGCTCTTGCAGCCTTTGTCTTAGCCTGATATATCGGGTCTTCGAGAAGTCTGATTCTTATGTCTTTCGGAACTTCGCATAAGTCCATAGCCAAAGCGTCCTTGTATAGAATCTTGAACTTTGCTATTACTTTATCCCTTATGCTTTCATACTCTTCTTGATTGACAGCCATTTTATCTTTTCCTCTAGTTTCAACAATATCACGGTTGCACTTTATTTTCAACTGTTATATAATAAATGTTAAGAGTTCAGACAAGCCCTAGTTGTATTGTACTCTTTTCCTTCAGCGAAGCATGTTTTCAACATAAATTAGCATGCTTCGCTTCCTTTATTTTATCACCCTCCATAATTTTCAGTATATCACACCTTTTCCAGAATGTAACCAGTGGGAGTGGGTGTACCCTTTTTCCAGATGATTTTCAGGAGTAGTCTGAACTCTTTTTGGTATATTTAATATAATGCACTCAGTATAATATAGAAAAATCCCCTAGGGTGTGGTCAATCTTTATCGACAGGAGTCTCTAATGCCCTATCAACACTCCAGCCATAACGACATATCCTGTCTTTTAATGTATCATAATTAAGTCCTTTTTCCACAGCCCATTCAAGCAAAGGTTTTCTTTGCCCTTTGTATGTAATATACAAAGTATTGCTCTTATTTAGGCTATTTTCTCTAGCGGAAACCCATCTGCAATTATTAGGCTCGTAATTTCCATTATTGTCAATTCTGTCTAACTGTAATCCTGCTTTATATCCGTTATCTTTAGCCCACTTATAGAATACCTTGCAATCTTTTCTCCATTCAGCACAGACAGTAATTCCCCTAGCTCCATATCTGTAATAATGTTTGTCTTCTGGTTTATGACATCTTTTTATCATATCATAATAAACATAGCGTATTTTTCCCTTATTGAAGGTAGAAGCCCATAAAGTGACTTCGTGCTCTTCTTCCGTCATTTTCGGCTTACGCTCTTTTTTAGGCTCTCCATTATGCTTTATGTAGGTTCTCTTTGTTTTAATTCCAGTGTATCGCAAATACAAAGCCGTCTGTCCGTAGGATATGCCGTAATAATCTGCGACTTCCTTAATTGTCATGTCTTTCAGAAAAGTTTCGTTTTTCTGCATATCTTCTGTCACTATCTCTTGATAGTCCAGAATGAAGTGCTGAGTGCCTTTGTGCTGTTCATAAGCCTGCTTTATCAAGCAATCCAGCCTTTTTCCTGTCTCTCTTACCATTTTTGCCCCCTTATGCTTTAAGATACCACATTCTTCAAAAATTATCAACATTTTTTGTGAAAAAGTTGTTTTTCTCCACAGTGTGTTAAGATGGGTACATTTCTCGCTGCAATGATCTATAGTAAAATATTTGGCAGACAAAAACCAGCCAGCGGACAAGCCAGCCAGCGGACAAACTTATAAATATTTTATATTTCATTCTTAAAAACATCTAAATAAAAAGATTGATATATTCAGTTCTTTTCATGTAAAGCCTCCTTAAATTGCTTTATAATTATATTATACTCATTTTAATTAAATTGTCAAGTACATTTTGCAAAATATTTTAAATTTCCAGCAGCCAGCCAGCATCCAGCATCAAGCATCAAGCATCAAGCAGCCAGCATCAAGCAACCAGCAACCAGCAACCAACAACCAGCAGCCAGCCAGCATCCAGCAGCCAGCATCCAGCATCCAGCCAGCATCCAGCCAGCATCCAGCCAGCATCCAGCAACCAACAACCAGCAGCCAGCAACCAGCAACCAGCATCAAGCATCAAGCATCAAGCATCAAGCATCAAGCATCAAGCATCAAGCATCAAGCATCAAGCATCAAGCATCCAGCTATAACAGCAGCATCAAGCAGCCAGCAGCCAGCAGCCAGCAGCCAGCAGCCAGCAGCCAGCAGCCAGCAGCGGGCAAACAAGGACAACGCCATTAATCAATGGTGTTACCTGCTGCTAATCAAAAGGTATAAAATCAAGTATATAAAAATTTATATTTAATTTTTGCCCGCAAAATTGTAAAAAAAAATGAAAATAACAAACTTAAAATAGTTTTAATTTTATTTTTTTTATTTTATCTTAACTTTGAAAAATAAAATTAGCTTAATTTTATCTTAACTTTGAAAAATAAAATTAGCTTAATTTTATCTTAACTTTGAAAAATAAAATTAGCTTAATTTTATCTTAACTTTGAAA